AATTTAAAAATTATTTTAGATCCAGAAGCTCCCTCTGCTTGTATTCCTGTTAACCTAGCTCGTTGAGTTGTAGGAACCATTTGAGCATCAGCTGTAGCGTTGGCTACCTGTTGATCACTTGAGTATGATGACATTGTTTCTCCTATTAAATTATGTGTGGGCCGAAGCCCACACTAAATTATTATGCTAAGTTATTATTTTGTATGTACTCAACAGTTAAAATTCCTGCACCATTTCCTGTGCCTGGAGAAATGAAAACAAGTGTTTGATCAGAAGAACCTGTATTTTTCCAGTTCGCTTCTGTTCCTGTGCTTGATGCATTTACTCTGTGGTTCCCAACTGAAGCTACACTTAAACCATCTACGAATAAATCTGTGTCAGAAGAAATTCCAACATCGATTGTATTAGTACCATTGTCAAATGCAGTAGTTACTAAAACATAAACGTTTGTGATTTGTGAGTTAGCAGGGATAATGATGTCAGTAGTTCCAAAAGCATTTACTTCTGTTACTGCTGCTGATTGTGCCATAACCGTGAACCCAACGTTCGCGTTAGCACCTTCTCTTTTGTCTCCGGCTTTAATTGGTCCGGAAAATGTAGTTGTACCCATAATTATATCCTCCTAGTTTACGATCATAGTCTCTAGGCCGTCGACTATACTCGTCTATGATCTAATTAATTGTATAGTGTGTCTTTTATACATCACATTTAATTAGAGCGCAAGTAGGCTGTAGTTTTGAATTGATTTTGTTTGTAGCTTTTTAAGTAGCTACAGAAACTTGTGGTTCAGAGCTTTCTATTTTATTTTGCAAATGCTCTTTTTTAGCCTCTGCAATTTTTATATGGCTAATTACGTCTCTGACTTTTCTGTCAATCTTAACCATATTGAGAGTATATCTACCCTCTTTAAGATGCTCCTGCTCCCACTGAAGATCTAGACCCTTCTTCTCCTGGTATAGACTCGCTAGATGTTGCATTATCGCCTCCATCAATAACCTCCTCGTAGGTTATTCGTTTAACTCTTGGATCATACATTTCTCCAAGATATTCCCATTTTATATCACCTTTTCCCAATTTGTCAATAATAGCTTTTTCTATATCTAATGGGCCATCCATGCAGGTAATATTAACCTCCATTTTGTAGTGATACGCATAGATTTTAACGAGGAAATTTTTCATTTACACACCTTATATGAAAAAGGGGCCGTTTTAAAGCGGCCCCTTTAAATTTATTGATTATGTTGCGTTTGATCCGAAGATACCTCTAGGGTCAGAGAATCCGAATACGTATCTCTCTCTAGCTTTGTATCTTACGTTGCCAGTATCAAAGTCACCTTCCATTGAAGTTTTGATAGGTGATCTGTTGAAATGCTTCAATCCATTAGGCACATCAGTTTTAATGAAGAATTTTTTCGCAGCAGTTAAGTAGTTGTTTACTACATATCCACCAGAAATCATTCCCATGTTTCTGATTGCGTTAATGTCGTTATCCGCAGTACCTACTCTACCAACAGAATTCATAAGTCTGTCCGCAGTAAATCTTAACGCTGAAGGAATTATTAATTTAACTCCTTGCGCCGCGATTTTTAGGCCTCTTTCATCAGTAAACGCCGCGATGTCAATCAACGACTGTTCTAATGAAGTTTCATTAAGTTCAGCAGCTGTTGATAACTCATTTGATAATGTACCAGCTAATGTAGGGTGGTCAGTAGCGCAAAGCTCTTTACCATCTCCACCAGCGAAGTTTGCATCAAATGCATTGTTCAAAATTGCTGCACCTTTGATATTCTTAGTGCTCGCCATAGATCTTGCTAACGCTTTTGTATATCTAGACGCAAGTCTGTCATACAAGTTATCTTCGATAGCTTCTTCTGTGATTGCGAACGCTAATGCAACCGTTTCGTTTGTGTAACGAGCTGTGAAAGTTTCTTGCGCTTGGTCAAACTGAACGCCTTGGCCTTCAGGTTTAACTGCTGCGTTTGCGAAACCAGCTAACATTACTTCCTCTTCGAAAGCTCTGTCAGATGTTTCAGTGTCGAAAATTTCAGTCCACTGCTCGCCGTATTGTTTATACTCTAGTCCAAATAGTGCATTTAGACCAGGCTCTAGCTCTTTAACTAGTTGTGCTCTTGATATTGCCATAGTTATTTGCTCCTATTAGTTAGAAATTGACGCCGCTGGAGCAATTTGAACTATTACGTTCGAATTAGCTGCAGTATTGTCATTGTTTGCCGGATCGTTTGCAGTTCTAACAATTCTAAACATTGAAGTTGCATCTGCACTAGCGATATTCAATTTAACAGTCGATTGACCATCTTGTTGAGTACCCGCAGTTGCTCCATCAGTTGGATTAAAAGTGCTTAGAAGATTTGCTTGTGTTACCGCTGCATCCGCTTTGCAAGTATATTCTTGCATAGGGTTGTCGTTAACAAAACCGATTCCGTCTGTTGAACCAGTATTAAAGTCCGTTCCGAACGTCGTACTAGCCAACACGTGGTTTGCGAAAGTAGGTTTGCTTGTAGAACTATTTATATAAAATATTCCATTGAACACACCTACAAGTGGTTGAATGTTGGAAGTTCCAGTTGACCAGTCCACTCCACCAGCGATTCCATCATCCATAGTGTCTGCTGTAGTATCTTGTAGATACCCATCGTCACCTGAAGTATGTTGCTGTGAAACAGGATTGTTCTGAAAAATCCCTACACCCAAGCCAGATTTGACCATGTACTCAGCCTGTCCACCTGTAGCAGGTGTTGATCCTACTGTAGGTGCTTGTCTGAATCCAAAGCCAGCTGTTTGGTTTGCCATAGTGTTTTCTCCTATATGTGCCTGCCCTTACGGGCCTCCAGCACGGTTTACATTATTCGTTGGATAGGAATTACTAAATAATTAGCTTTTCTTTGTACCACCGAAGGTTACACGAGTACGAGAATTATTTTCCATAGTCCTCATACTTGGATGCTGTTCCTTCATAAGATTGGTCTCTACTGCTTCTTCTCTCGCTTCGTTTTGTTTTTTATAATACTCATCGATTTGAAGCGCAATCTCTTCGGCTATCCTTGCCAGCACAAGGCCTCCTTGCCCGATTATTCCAGCGTATCTACCTTCAGACATTGTTGGCCAATTTTGTTCAGGATATTCATCAGCTCTCACTAATTCAAATCCCTCCCTCAACGAAGACGCTATATTTTTAGTGTCTTGTTGGCCGAGTATCTCGGCTCTTAACCATTGATGTCTGTATCCAGTTGGCGCTGGAGGTGCATCAAGCGAGTTGGGTGGAGTCCAAACTTTTTTAAGTTCTTGTTTAACTCTTGTTTGACTCGCACGAGAAGTTCTTATTTTTTCGTTTTCCATATGCCTATACTCCTTCCGTGATATTTAATTGTTTCGCATATTCTTCTAGTGGCACACCTAATCTTTTAGCAATTGCTACCTGTGAAGGTGTGAGCTTGACAGTTTTGCGTCCTTTTGTTGAAGCCGAACGTCTGGCTGAAGCTACAGTTTGAGCAGGTTTTGCTCTTTCTGTAGTATTGTCCTCTACCTTATCAAATTTATGCGGAAATTCAACTCTTATTCTTTTGTCAACTTCATCATAATATTCTTTAGATTTTGGATCAAAACCTTCTTTTTCCACTAATTGTTTGTGTATGTCAAAGGCTGTGTAAGTCATAGCTGAATCATTACCAAACCAAGCATTCTCAGCAGCCCAGGCTTCTGCCATGGGATCTGTTTGAGCAGATGCTTTTGTTTGTTGAGGTGTTACGTTAACCTCTTTTGGTTTAGCTTCTTCAGCAACTTTCATAGCACTCAATCTTGCAGCATCCATTGTTAGAGTTGCAATTTGTTCTTGTGCTTTTATTTGACCATCTACATCTTGAGCTTCAATAGCAGTTTTAAGAGCTTGTCTTGCTGCTACCATATTAGATTTAACTCTGTTTTCAAACTCAGATGTATAAGACTTATCTAATTTAGATAGTCTTCCTTCTAACTCAGCCTTTTGTTTGTTAGATGCTTCTGCAAATGCAATAGCTTCTTCTTTTTGTCTTTCAGCTTCTCGCATCTTACGAGTTAATTTAGCAATACGTTTTTGAACGCCTTCACTGTAATCTTTTAACTCGTCTTTCTTTTCAAGTTTAGTTTCTCTCTCGTTTTCAAAAGTTTTATCTTCTGCGGGAGTTTCAACTTGCTCTACTTCAATCTTCTCTTCCTTTGGTGGTTCTTTTTTTTCAGGCTCACCCTTATCATCTAAATTAATTTCGGTTGCTTTTTGATCAGCTTCACCTACATCAATAAGATCATTCCTGTTCTCGTTGTCTACGGGCATAGTTTCCTTCCTATGTTAAATATAATGAAGAACTGATTCGGGATCACCTATAGTCCCTAACACTTCATCATCGTTTAGTATTCGCACTTCTCCACCTTCTATTGGTAAACGTGCACCAGCATATCTGGCAAACATTACCCTCTT